ATCTGTGTGGTGCCAATCTGCGTGGTGCCGATCTGCGTGACAAAAAACTTATTGGCGACAGATCATTTTTCCAACTCGGACCGATAGGCTCTCGTTCTGATTATTTGATCAGCTTTATCACTGATAAGGGAATTCATATTAACGCGGGCTGCTTTAGCGGGGCTATCAAAGAATTTGAAGCTGCAGTAGAAAAAACACATGGTTCAAATAAACACGGAGACGAATACCGCGCTGCACTTGTTTTGATTCGTAAGCATGCAGAACTTTGGACACCACAAGAAGAATTAAAAGTGGATGTTGATGAATGATTTTAGTTGTTTAACTTTGATAGGAGAACAAATGAAGCATCATTGAGCAAAACGGGTTCTCGCTGATTCAGCGGGGTTGATTAACAAGGCTGGCTCACTTTAAGAGCCACCACAAGAAAGAGCGCGGGCATGAAAAACAGACGGATGCGTGGCAATAAAGGCAATCCCAATACCGGCCTTCAGTGTGCGTGGTCTGCTCTTTTTCTTGTGGTGAATGCGCAGGCTGATGCGCACGCGATAGTTAAACCCGGGCGCGTAATTGAGCAGACGAATCTTGAACTGAGTTATGCGGAAGAAGTTAGTACCGACCGCCACACGTAACCTGGCCGCGTAAGAGTCAGGAACTACACAGAAGCAGAGAAAAAGGGACGCAATGCGAAAGCATGACTCTGGTGGAGCGCACTGCTAAGACCCGCCATCCGTTTGATTAAATTCAGACTGCTTCTGTGTAGTGAATACGAAAAAGACGATTCAAAACGGAGATACCGATATGATCAAAAAAGTGCAGCAAGCAGCAAAGGAAAAGTTTTGTAGGTATTGCGAAAAACCAGCTCAACTATTGATGCTTGGTATGCGCGGATACCCATACCGACAAGACTATGGGCCGACATATGTTTGCGTTCCATGTGGGGCTTGGGTTGGATGTCATAAGGGGACAACGAATGCACTTGGTGGACTTGCTAATGCTGAATTGAGAGAGTGGAAGATCAAGGCTCACGCAGCTTTTGATCCTCTATGGCAAGGAAAGCAGCGTCGGGATAAATGCAGCAAAAGAACAGCGCGAAAAGCTGGTTACGCTTGGCTATCTGAGCAACTCGGAATCCCAGTAAAAAAGACTCACATCGGGTTTATGAATTTAGAAGAATGCAAAAAAGTAGTTGAAATCTGCTTGAAAGTTTTTGAAAAGAAATAGGGAGATTGTGATGACAAAGAAATACGAATTAGTAAATGGTGACACAAAAGAATGGTGTGGTCGAACCCTGTATCGCATCCGAGCATTGATCGCAATCGGCTTATCAGTGGCTTCTGGTGATCTTGGTGGATACGTCGAATCAGAAAAAAACCTTTCACAAGATGGCGATGCGTGGGTGTATGGCAATGCGCGGGTGTATGGCAATGCGCAGGTGTATGGCAATGCGCGGGTGTCTGGCAATGCGTGGGTGTCTGGCAATGTGTGGGTGTATGGCAATGCGTGGGTGTCTGGCAATGCGTGGGTGTATGGCAATGCGTGGGTGTCTGGCAATGCGCAGGTGTATGGCGATGCGCGGGTGTCTGGCGATGCGCGGGTGTATGGCGATGCGTGGGTGTATGGCGATGCGTGGGTGTCTGGCGATGCGCGGGTGTATGGCGATGCGCGGGTGTCTGGCAATGCGCAAATAGTCTGGTTTTCTAAAGTAGGCAGTGAGAACGGGACGCTGACAGTTACGCGCTCTAAAAAAGGTTTATTCGTATCTCGCGGCTGCTTTTCAGGAACTGATGTTGAGTTTCTGTCTGCTGTTGAAAAAAAACACAGATTTGATTCAAAGATTGGTCGCGAATATCAATTGCTAATTGAAGTTGCGCGATCACGGATTGATACAACTGCGCAAACTTAAAAGGGAGATTGTGATGAGCGAAGTTAAACATACAGCGGGGCCGTGGAATCTTAACAAAGATACAGGCGTAGAGCCAATAGGTACAGATGGATTACCTGTCATGTCAATGTCAAGGCCACACGAAGAGTTAATGGCTAATGCCACACTTATCGCCGCTGCCCCTTATTTGCTGAAAGAGTTATTACGCGCCCAAGAATTTATCGACGGATTAATGCAAGAGCTTCATGGTCGCCGTATTTCTGATTGGTATCCAGAAGGTGCTAACAATGCAGCATTGTCTATGAGCGAAGACATGCGGCTTTTAGGAAATGCCTGTGCTGATTTTGATGTTAGCGACGTGATCGCAAAAGCGAAAGGAACAAAACCATGACCCGCGAAACATTCACAACATGGGTTCTTGCCGCTGTTTTCTTTACGCTGATTATGTCCATTTGCGCTATTTCAGATGAACAGCAAGAACAAGCCGATGCTGAAGCCTACAAGCAAGAAGCAATCAAGCAAGCACAGGCAGAAAAGAAGCAGCTGCAACGTGAATTAAGGGCGCTTTCGATTGAAGCGGAATACATGACTGGCGTGAGGATGGTGAGCAAATGAAACTAACTAAATGGTTCGATGGAAGAAAGTTTGTTCCGGCGCATGTGGGTGTTTATGAATGCAAGTTAAGAGAATCAGGGGCTATTGCATTTCAATTTTGGGATGGGAAATTTTGGGGGTTCAGATCTATTTCTATAGAAGCAGCAAAAATGTCTCGCGCTTATAAAAGTCAATACCAAAACCTCGACTGGCGCGGCTTGTCGGAGAACCCAAATGACGATCAAAAAGTATAAGCCTGGCTTCCGATTTTGGTACAACGCCCACGCATATTGCCCAATTCCATTACGTGTATATCGGGCAGCAAAAGACTGGTTATTTTTTTGAAGTTTAACAAGTTTATTTAGTCCCGAGCGAAAGGCTAAAAAATGAACGCAGATACAAGAACACATTGGAAAAAGTTGACCGATCCGCGCTTTATTGGTGTTTATGCTTTACCAAACGAAGGCGATGACTTAACGGTTGAAATAACACATGTCACCCATGAAGAAGTAACGATGATGGGCGGGAAAAAGGAGATGCACACGATTGCTCATTTGAAAGGGCAAAAGCCGCTAATCCTGAATAAAACTAATTCCCTGTCAATCGAGAAATTATATAGCCCATACATTGAAACATGGGCTGGAAAACTTATCACGATATACGCCAGTACTACCAATATGGGCAAAGAAAAAAACGTTCCTTGCTTACGTGTTCGCCCACAAGTGATGACGAAGAAAAAGCAATTCATTACGGATGAGCGATTGAAACGCGCAATTGAACAGATTAAATCTGGCGCATACACAGAGAAAAAATTGCGCGATAACTTTGAGATTACAGCAGAACAAGAGGAAATCTTAAAACAAAGCGAGGAGCAATCAGCATGATCCACATACGAGCATCAGCATTAGGCGACTTGATGACTGATCCAAAAGAAAAAAATGAAACTCTTTCAAGAGGCGCAAAAACGACATTAGACAAAATGGCCAAAGAATTTGTCTATGGGTTCCATGAAGTAATAAGCGGCAAGTACATGGAAAAAGGTTTGATTGTAGAAGACCAGTCAATCGAACTTTATAACTCTGTATTTTTTACTGATTATAAGAAAAATACAGAGCGCAGAACAAATGATTGGGTAACTGGTGAATGTGACATTTTCACTGGCTCAAAGATCATTGACATCAAATCATCATGGAGCCTTCCTACTTTTCCAGCCACAAAAGAGGATGGATTAGATAAAAACTATGAATGGCAGCTACGCGCGTACATGATGTTGTGGAACGTTGATTATTCTGAGATTGCTTACTGCATGGTCAATACGCCAGATGAATTGATCAAATTTGAACAAGAAGACCTGCACTTTGTTGACCATATACCAGAGCATTTGAGAGTAACAATTGTTCCGTATGAGCGAGACAAAGATCTTGAAAACAAAATCAAGACCAAAGTCGAAGCGGCAAGAAAGTACATAGAAATCAAAGTAAAACAGATAAATCAACAACATGGAGCGGCGTAATCATGGCATCAGTAAATAAATGCATCATCGTAGGCAATTTGGGACGCGATCCTGAAACAAAATATTTGCCCAGCGGCGACGCAATCACAAATATTACCGTTGCGACAACCGATAGCTGGAAAGATAAAGCGACTGGCGAAAAGAAAGAGCAGACCGAATGGCATCGCATCACCTTCTTTGGCAAGCTCGCTGAAATCGCTGGCCAGTATCTGAAAAAAGGTTCGCAGGTGTACGTCGAAGGCAGCTTACGCACTCGCAAATACACAGACAAAGACGGCGTCGAAAAATACGCAACTGACATCAAGGCGGACAGCATGCAGATGCTAGGCGGTCGTCAAGATGGAAGCGCGCCTGCACCTGCACCGCGCCAAGCACCAGCAAGCCAGCCTGCGCCAGACGCGCCACGCGCCCCGAATTTTGCAGATATGGACGACGATATACCTTTCCAAAATCCGTACCGTGGCAAGTATTCCTACGCTGTTTAATTAACGGAAAAACTAGCCAGAGACAAGAGCAAATAAATACCCGAAATGGAGTGGATATGAACTTAGCTGAAAGATTGAGAGTAAGAAATTCAAAACTTATATATGGCACTCCAAACGTGTTTCGATACAAAGATGAAAGAGTCTATAACTATGTTGACCTGATTTTCATGGTGCTTGAAAAGTATTCCAAACTGTTTGGCGAAGTAACGCCAGAAAAAAGTGACCGCCTGAAGCTACAGCTTGCAGAGAAATATACAAATTCTCACCATAAAACATTAGTTGGGCTAGATATCAAACTCTTTGTTGGAAAAGTAGAAAGGCTTTCACTGATTAGAGATAAATACTGGAAAACAAGATCGGCAATTCTTGAAAACAAATGGGCTAAACAAATAAAAATTGATGAATTAACTCTCGCGTATAAAGAGTCAAAAACATACGTGTTAATTGCGGATAAAGGCCATTTAGAGTGCGATTGCTGCGGACTTGTTTTCCCAAGCGATATGCTGAAATGCCTTAACAGGTGGGTTATTTGCAATTCTAAAAAATGCAGTGCTGTTGCTGCAAAATTTCCAAGAGGGGCATCTAAATATCCTCTGCTGAACGTAATCAAAGCATTAGTCATAAATGGTGGCGCAAATGAAACAAGAGCCAAACTTGAAAAGCATTTTGTTCGAAACGCTGGATGATTATTTTCAGCAAAAGAAAAGCATCACTGAATTAAAAGTAATTTCTTCATTAATCAAATCGTCAGAAATCTCAAATAAAAAGGAACTGAAATGGAAAACACTTTCAACGCAAATAGAATCGCAACCACTGGCGATGCACGAAGAATGATTCTCGACACAATTACAGAGCTTCGCAGCGGCCAAATGGACATTGGGCGTGGGATGGCGATTGCAGCCAACATGAAAGTATTGAACGACTCAATTCAAGTTGAAATCAATGCAGCAAAAATGGTAATTCAGGCGACTGAGGCAGGTCACAACTTTGGCAAGATGGTGGGTATGGGGCAGAAATTCATAGCAAACGGCGCTGAGCAGGAGGCTTGAATAAAGTGTTTGAATTTTGCGCAATCAAATGGATAGCAGCCTTCCATCACGGTTTCCGCACCCATCAGAACCAGAAACACTAGCAGATATATGACCATTATCAGCAAGCCAGAATTGGCTAAACAGGTACGCCGAGAGTATGAGCATTTGATCAGATCAGAGTCGCATGAATACGCAGTCTTGTGGGTGTCGATCAAGCTGCACGTCTCGGTGGATGAAGTAAAACAAATTATTGATGAGGTGACTGCATGATCAGCTTCGACAAAACACCGCAAACCATAGAAACACGGAATAACTTGCTCGATGAAGTGATGTACAAAATGCACCTGAAAAACGATGCTGCACTGGCTAAATTGCTCGAAGTAGCGCCACCAGTGATTAGCAAGATTCGCCACGGAACATTACCTATAGGCGCAACGATAGCACTGAATATACATGAATCAACAGGCATGTCGTTTGATTTGATTAAAGGTATTTTGTCGGCGGGGAGGTTTTAGCATGAGCCATACACAAAAACAAGCCAGCGAGCTGTGGTGTCCGATGGTGCGGCTCGCTGCATGCAATGGCGGCTCGGTTGCAATGGGGCAAACCGTCATGAACCGCCTGCAGGACGGCAGGAAAACTACTGTGCCAGATGCAGCGCGATGCATCGCCGACAAGTGCGCAATGTGGCGGTGGTTACAGCCTGCTCTTGGTCATAGAGAAAAACCAGCAACACACGGCTACTGCGGTCTCGCTAGTCGCCCAGAGGTGATGTGATGAAGGCTATCTAGCCGTCCCTTTTAACTTATCAAACGACCTCAAGCCGCCAAGGCCAAGCATACCGAATAAAAGCTCATACAACATTCCATCATTTCCAAGCTTTGGCGGCTGTACATGGGGAAACCACAACGCACAAACCCAGACTAATAGCGGATAAAAAATATATGTGTATCCAAGTGCTAGTCCGCATATCCAACCGCAAAATGGTCTCCATCCGGCTACAAATACGCTTGAGCTTGCAGCTTCTTGTTTGTTTATGTCAATTTGTCCAGCGATTTCTTGCAGTTCGCCAGATTGCTGCAGTTTAATCAATTCCAGTTTAGCATTAGCCGCCTGAGCAGGATCAGGGAACAATCTATCTATGAGTTTTGAACCTATTTCTAGTGCCGAGCTGATTGGATCAAGCGCCATGATAAGCCTCGATTGTTAGGGTAACGTCTTTTCCTTTAATCTTCAGGAATAACTTGTCAAAAGCTTTTTTGCTGTTACCGATAAAATCTTTTGATCTGGATTCACCGACAAGAATGCAACCCTCTGTATCTGCTGACGTATTACCAGGATGAATTCTAACGCCCTCGTAATTTGGGACGTTAAGAAGTATTGGGAGATCGCGTTTAAAACGATTTGAAAAGCTGATAGAGACCTTGTAAGTCCCTGCGGGGATTGCGGTTTGACCGTAAATCTTTTTGTCTCTTACAACGTCCTCAAGCGTGTAGCACTCAAAAACACCGTCAACAAATAGTGATCCGATTGTAGAAAATTCAGACGATTTTTCACGTTTCAGGAGTAGCTGCATTTTTGACTCGCTTTAGTTCGTGATATTCTTTTAATGCGCCGATCACGTTACGAATAATCAGGACTGTAGAAAGCCCGACACCCAGCATAAGAGAAATTACAGCAAGCCAAGACTGCCATTCAGCAAGTGACGCCCCCAAAAGGACTGTAGCACCTGCAACCGCATAAGATGCTTTACTCTCTGCCACTTGTGTCCCTACGGATTGTAGGATCTGGCTTGCCATTTCTTCTGATACCTTCATTTTTTGCCCTCAAAATTATACGTAATGCGCCCAAAATTATAGCGAAAAAATATAGACAACCGAGAATCGCCCAAACTGTATCCATCGGCGTCGCCCTTTCGTTTAATTATTAGACGCAATATCTGACATAAGACTAAAGCCCATATTACAAAATTATATGGCTCTTTTGGAATATCAACATGATACGATATAAAGCCAAAGAACTGACCAATTAATGACAAGAAACACAGAAATTGCATATCAACAGACAACAGGTTTTTGCCTGCAAACATTAATATGACAATGTTCAAAAAATTAAAAGTCCCGCAGACAATGTAATACACATCATTTTGCGGGGAATAATCCAACACGTAAGCAGACGATGCCTCAATAAAAAGCATGAATAAACCGCATATCAGTCTGCTGTATTGTTTCATTTTTTCTTTTTACGAGCTGCCATTGGTTCATAACCACCGTCACCTGGCTTTTTAGGTTTGGATGGGCCATTGCCGCCTACAGATTGAAATTTCATAATATCCCCGATAAAAGTTTAGTTTTCATTATACTAAATTTTGAATCAATTAACGCAATATGAAATTGAATTAGATTGAATTGCCTTTGAAGCTCCTTTATGAGATATATTCAACTTGTTTTGTTACTTCCATTGCAAATCCAGATGTATTTTGAACAGTGATATTATATTGATCTGCGTTTGCGCCTGCATTTACCACAGTAGCAACCCCTGACACGACATTGCTTGACACAGTTGTCACCGTTCTAGCATTACTTACTCCATTTCCAGTTATTAAAAACTCTCTGTATCCATACGCGCCAGATGCGAATAGAAGCTTCACCCTAACAGTATATGGCGTTACCCCATCACCCGTTCCCACTATGACAAGATCATTGGCGGGGCTGCCATTTAGCTGACTAAACGATGTAGTTTGCACTTTCGGGTAGCCGCATGCTGCTTGTGACATAGGTAGCAAAGAAGGTTCAAATGTTTGATAATGAGCGGTTTGCCATGCTGGGTTCGGCGTCATGTACGGATCAAATTGACCTAATTGCTGCCCATTACCTATTGAGTACAGCAGCAAGAAATTTCCAGTGTATTGATTAAATATATTTCCATACGCAGGGGTGACGTTTACACCATTAATTACCACCTTTGCACCATTGCCAAATCCTGTGTTTGACGCAGTGTAAGCGGCCATCCATGATGTGTAAATGTACCCATCTGAGGGGGCGGTAAATGTGTCAGAAATATTGCCAACTATTTGCGATGCAGAAGGGACGCCAACAAAATTTGCCCTAACGGATTCTGGAAGATTGGAGCTATTAGCAGCATTTAAAGAAACCCCGCCAGCCGAATAGTAGCCACTAAATCTTTCAAAAGTTCTGTTGTTAGTTCTGCCAATATTTGTGCTTAAAGGGGTCATGCAAAACGTGTATTTATCAGTTTGATTGTATGTCGCATTATTTGAAATTATTGGTGTAACGGTGTTAGGTGTGTTTGTTTGCCATCCTATCCCTGACGCGAACACAGGAACTGCTGAATTAATTATGCATCCATTTCCAATTCTAAACTCTGGTGGCATCAGCGCAAATTGCGAATCGCCATAGCCGCCACCTTCAACATTGATAATCAAGTTGTTTATTCCTTGCTGTAGTATGAAGCCGTAACCAGTAGTAACTCCACACGCCTCTGCTGATACAGATTGCAAATTAAGCACGCTATAACGAGACCCCCCACGAATCGCAGCACTTCCGCACCCCTCGAAATGTGTATTTCTTAACGTCATGATAGCACCAGAGCCGTAAGACAATCCACCTTCCTCAAAGGATATTCCATAGGCTGAAGCCAAATGAAATAGACAATCATTCATTGAGAGCAAATCAAAGTAGCAGTCTATTGCGCGAATGCTTACACCTGTGTTGTATGTTACAACATTATAAAGTCCAATCGTGCCAAAAAAGTTATTCGTAAATGTAGGGTCAAAACCTTGAACTGTTAAAAACGAATAAAATCCAGAACAGCCTAAATCTCTGAACTCCCACCCACGAGGAAAACTGCCTCCTGTTGTCGCTAGTTTATTTACAGTAATTGCAGAAGTTGAACCTATAGCCCCCGTATTAAGAAACCCTATGTTTTTAAATCTTATAGATTCATTAAAGAACGAGTCAAAATTAATTATAAACGCACTGTTCCCATTTGTTGTAATAGTAGTACCATTTGCACCTGATTGAGAAAGGGCTTCCCCTGTAGCCCCAAGCTCACCTTCAATTTCTAGCGACGGCCATGCAGATGCTATAGTGCTGGAAACAGTTACTGAATTTAAAAGATAACTGCTTGCTGTTAGATGCAGTTTTTTCCTATTATTTAAGACCCAGCCAATTGCTACTTGCATTGCAATAGAGTCATCTGTCACACCGTCAGCTCGACAACCGAATGTTTCACCGTAAATTAAGGCATTAGATGACAAATACCAACGGTTTCCTGCTGCATCAACAATGATAGTCCCGCCATTGTCTGGGCTAGTTGTATCGCTGGTTTTTATAAAATAATTGCCCTGGAAAAGTGGTTTTTGCAAAACGACAGCATTACCTCCATAGTATGATGTAACTGAACAATTTTTTATGACTGATGCTGGGTAAAAATTTGATCTGAGAGCTGCTATTGAGTCAAAAACAATATTTGTTTTATCTGATGTTACTATTTGCGCTGTCCCGGAAAGATAATAATCTTGGACGTAAAAAACTTGCACATCAGTTGATGTAGTTACCTGCAACGAATAATTGCCGTTAATGTACACACGTGCAGGAGTGCCATTGCGAGCAACATAGCCACCGACAGTTCGCAACGGTTGCGCCGCCGGGATAGTCATGGCGGCATCCCAATAAACTTGCGCAGGATAGCCCTTCGGATCTTGGTTCGGCAATCCTATATAGACTTTGCCGTTATTCAGAGGACGGCCTTGCAGGTCGTTATATACGCCGTATGGGTTAAGGTCGACTAGATTAGCCATGAGCATCCTTAAAATTGTGGTTTTGGTTTTTGTTGCTTTGTTCTTGTTTGTTGATCTGCTGCACGTGTAGCTTGTAGCAATTTAACAGCAAGGTCTGCCTCTGTTTTAGAGTTAGGTTTTGATGCCTGCATTTTCAGAATCAAATCTCTGACCGCAGGAGACTCGTAGATTCTTGATATACCACCAGCTGAAACAGCCGCCGCTAATGTAGCGCCTAAATCAGCAAATGCAGACGCGCCAAGCGCATATGGCGTCAATGTTGCGCCTGTTGTCGTCGGAGCCTCTGCAGCTTTCTGAGCACGCGCTGTTCGCTGTAAAACATCAATCAATCCCTTTACAGTTTCTTTTTCTTCGCCTTTAAAAAATATGTCTATTTTCTTATCGTTCTTTGCCAATTCAACGGCAAAACGATTGGGATTGATCTGACCAGACTGAGACGCTTTTTCAAACGCATCATTGATAAAAGCAGCTCTGACTTGTTCTCTTCCGACTTGTCCAAGTGAATCATACAAAATTTTGTTTTCGCTTGGCTTATTTGAATAGATCATATTGCGAACAACTTCAGGCGTTAAATCCCCCTTGTCCAATACATTTTTCAAACGTGAGTTCTTCAACAAATTGGCTTCTTCGCCATAGACTTGATTAGCCTTCAGCCATTTCCCATATTCAGATCCGGAGAGATTTGTTTTTGCAAAATCTTTCATATCGTCAGACATGGCATTTTTAACTCTGGTCATTAATGCTTTTGCGTAACTCGGTAACTGACTTCTTCCGGCCGCATCAACAGAATTCAATATTTCGGAAACTGCAGTTCGAGATTGCTTTAATGTGCTAAACGATTGCTCTCCGCTTAATACTTGTTTCAAGCTATTCAACTGAGCGACTTGAGATTCAGCAGCAGGATTAAATACACCTGGCTTTTGCAATTCTGAAACTGCTTTATCAATAGCAGACAAAGATTTTTCAGGTGCCACAGTACCAGCCTGATCTAGCTTTGTCCCAGTTTGATCTATAACTCGTCCAGCAGCTTGTTTAACTTTTCCGACTTTACCTTTTAAGCTTTGAGTAATAGCTTCATAGCTTGGTGCGCCGTATTGTTCTGCCAAAGCCTGTACAGCATCTTGCCGTGCTACTTGTTGAGTTGCTCTTTGCCCTTGCGTTCCAATAACAGGGACGCGCTCACCAACAGCCTGAGCTTGTTTTCCTAGGAAAGTTTCAGGAGGGACAATATCCGAAGTCATCAAAGGAACTTTTGCCTGTTCCGCAGCTTGCACGGTAGGATTTACAACAGCAGTGGACTTTGCCGCACTCATGACGTTTGCAACTTTACCCGCAACCATAGGCGCAGCAATGCCGCCGACTAATCCGGCAGCTAATTGAGCACCAGGACTTAATCCTTCTTGTCTTGCTAATTCAGATGACCCAGCAGCAGCGCCGCCTGAAATACCCTGCAATGCAGGATTTGCAGCTAATTGAGACGCAACCGCTTTTGTTACAGGGCTTGACGCGGTTTTGGCTATTGACGCAGCCGCAGCAGGCGCACCAAGGCCGCCAGTTGAAAGACCAGAAGTCAAGGCTTGAACTAATTGCTGCCCTTCAGTTTGAGGGCGCGGTACATTCATTTTATCCAACAGATGTTCAAGCGCTTGACTTGGCGTTTCAAAATTTGTGCCAAATAAATTGTTTACTGCAACTGTTGCTGGATCGCCAATTGCCTGAGTAAGGAAGCCAGCGCCAGCACCAGCTAATGCTCCCGGCACCGCGCCTATACCAGTAGGAGCGCCCATAGCAGCACCAAGCGTTGCTCCTATTGCCGTAGGTGATGCGCCGCGAATAACTGCGCCGTAATAGCCTTTAGCTTGATCCAATAAGCTACTATCTTGCGGTTGTTGCGCTGGCTGCGTAGCTTGCTTCTGTGGTGGAATACCTTTTCTGTATTCTTGAACTAACTGATCTACCAAATCACCTGTTGGCTTTTCTTGTGATGCTGATTCTTGCTGTGCTGAGGCTGCATTTGTTTGATTCTGAGATGAAGCCGATCTGTATGCAGCAATAATGTCATCTACTTGAAAAGGGTCAACTTGTCCTTTTGCCTTTGTACCAGAACTACCAGATATTTTTGCAATATAATCTTTTGTCTCATTCGGTAATTTATTGATGTCGCCAGTTTTGATGAATGACAATGCGCCACCAGGGCCTGCGTTATACGCAGCCAATGCGGCAGCATCCAAATCTGAACCGGCCAGCGAAGGATTATTCTTCTGAGCATGTTTGTACATCTTTGCCATGAACTTAGCAGAGGCATCAATGTTTTTCGCAGGATCAGTCATATCTTCTGGAGTATAGCCGAGTGATTTTGCTGTTTCTGGCATGACCTGTCCAAGCCCGATAGCACCTTTTTTGCTTACGGCATCAGGCTTAAATCCGCTCTCTTGCTTTATTTGACGTTTGAATAAATCAGGATCAATGCCGTATTTATCAGCGGCAGCAACGATGATGTCGTCATAATTTGCAGCCATGTTATTTCCCTAACTGCGCGGCTTCTTGTGCCGTCAAGAAGTCATACATTTTTGCTGGTGTAACTTTTGCTTTACGAGCCGCATCAATAATAGTTGCGCCAGTAATCTTCCCTCGAGTAGGGCTATCAATCAAAGGAATATTCGAATTCTTTTCAATAGCTCTGTTTTTGCCAGCATTAATCACGTCATTAATAGATGCTAATGCTTTACGAAGTGATTTTTCACTTTGGTTTTGATCAAGGCTTGCAATCATTCCCTCAATACGTTTTCCTTCTCCCTCAGTCAATGCACCAAATGCCGCGCCACCTGCCTTTGCATTTTGCAAAGAGCTGATAAATGATTGAGATTTCACAGTGTCAAGCAAGGCTTGAGCGTCCGCGCCGGAGCTTCCAGGAATATGTTTTCCGCCTAATACGCCAGACAGATTTTTAAAACCTTCATGATTCAGCAATTTATCAATCGTTGAACCTGTATTTTGGAATGAGTCTAAGATGCCAACAGCAGTAGCGACTTTATTACGGTTTTCATCGCCAATTTTTGATTCTAATTCCTGAACTTGCAACTGAAGCTTTTGACGCTCAAGTGGGTTTTGCTCAATATCAAGTAGTCCTTTTGCTTTGCGCAACTGAGCGTCCATGGCAGCAATCCTTGTTGACTGTTTTGTTGCCTCAATATCGGCTGCTGTTTTTTCAATTCCCTGTTGAGTAGTAGTTTGAGCAGCACCCGCCTTAGTCTCCTCGATAATTGCTTCCGACTGAGCTTTACTTTGCTCATATGGCTGCTTGCCTAATTTACCCAAGCTATCCACTAATTCAGTAGCGCGTTTTTGATCGGCAGCATGCATATTCACGTAAGCAAAATCAGCTGCACCTTTTGGGTTAATGTCTATCGTGTCATTAATCGTGCGTAATGCTTGGGCTTGATCTGGCTGACCTGCTTTCTCATATTCCTCTGCTTGTTTAGTCAAGATGCTTTTTGCAACATCAGTATTACCATTTTTCAACGCAGTAAAAACTTGTGCAGTCTGGCTAAACTTTGCTTCTTTTTGTGCAGGATCTAATACTTCCCATGCGCGTTTTAAATGCTCAGATTGTTGCGGCAATGCAGTCATCAATTTTGCATAATCTGTACTTGTCGGATTTTTTATCTGAGCAAAGTCGGTAAGTGTTTTTTGCTGAAATTGTGCTTGCTCCATCGCTTGCTGTTGAGCAGCTAGTTTCTGCTGCAATATTTGACGATTTATGTCGTTTTGCGCTTGTTGCTCACGCAATCCCATTCCAGTTTGAAAACCTTGCATGAGCGATTGCCCAAAATCTTGGCCTTGAAATTGTTGTGAATAGTTGTATGGATCAGCCATGTTAGCCCCCAGCTATCAGATCAGATAATTTACTGTAATCTACGCCGCCTTTACCAAAGCCACCTCCGCTGAATCCACCACCAAAACCACTATATCCCATCAGATTTCCCGCCAAACTTCCAATGCCACGATATAGTCCTGCCTGAGCATTTCCAGCATTAAGTGCTGCACCAGCTTGCGCTGATCCTTGCTGACCTAAAAGATTGGCAATGTTATTCCCAGTAGCCATGCCAGCATTACCAGTGCCAGCAGCGGCATTCTGCCCCAATGAAGTTAGCCCGCCCAATCGAGAGTATTGTTGGTCAATCAATTGGCTCAAAAGTTGAGGTGAAAACTGCGCAAGCGCAGCTTGAGTATTACCGCCGCGAAGACCGCCAGTAGCAGAAGCGTTTTGTAGAATTGAATTAGTGCCAGTCTGCTGCAGTGCTGAAAACTGTGGTGAATTTTGAATACCCGCTATTGCTTGTTGTTGCGCATCGGTACCGGAAAGGCCAAGCAAGGCCTGCTGTCCTGATAATGCGCCAGTACCAGCTTGAACATAAGGCGCTAACAATTTCTGGAGTGTATCGAACTGCCGACGCTGTTCTTCAATCCCCATTTGAGATGCTCGGAATTGCGCATTTGCAGCGTCTTCCCCGGCTGATTTTTGAGCATCTGCGCCCATCATCCCGCCGATAAGCTGCGTCCCGCCCATGACCAATGCAGAGACAGGGTCATATAATTTTCGCTTATTACCTTTTACTATTTGTTCTGAATATCCAATAGGTAATTCAAATGATGCAGCGTTATAACGTGCCATATTTAAACTCTCTCATTTCATAGCGACCGTTAATCAATTCAAAACCAAGCCGCTCAACAAATTGTTTCCCGCGCCAGTTGTCGTCTGATACGGTAGTGACAATCAATCCAAATTTCCGAATCATCCCGCCAATTACTTGATACAAGTCGCCTTTTAGAATCCATTTGCCATGTTTGTTCTTTGGTGCAGCAACATGTATTTCGTTTTCTTTAATCATGACAACCGCGCCACCGCAATCAATAAACTCCCAATCCTTCAAAGATTCTTTGATCTGTTCTGGCGTAAAATTTCCACGCTCACTCAGATACTCAGAAAGTCTGATTGCTGCTTCTTGGCTATCTATTTTCTTCATAATCACATAATACTATTAAAAGTTAAATTGTAATAGTTTTTAACTATGTTGTTTGCTCACGTCCAGACACGCGAAGATTTACAGCGGATGCCGCATCTGATTTTGCTTGTAATGTTGCGCCGACTGACAGAGCCTGAAGAATCAAACGATTCAGCGTAATGTCGCTATTAGCCGGGACAACAGTAGACGGGATAACGATATTAGTCGCGTCAGCAGTTCCACCAGACGGGACAAGATAAACCGTAATCGTGCGATTAGTTCCGGTTCCATTTGATGCAATAGCCGAATCAATCACCGTATTAGTGTTTGCGCCTACCGTGTAATAAGTCGCAGTGCTTGCAGTCATCTGCGCTGTAGGGAATAAAAGCTTAGTTTGTGCTGCTGCCATGATTACCTCATTTCATTATTAAATATCCCACCGTGGACGTATCCAGCGGCTCACTTGACGATATGGTAAAACTTGTTCCGACTGCCCTTGAGCTAATCCTCAGAAAACCTACAGTTCCGCCGTCATCCTGAGACGTCAAAAATATCCTCGTTGATGCAGTTACCGGATAATTTACCGTAGCAACGCCAGCCACTAAAGCAACACTGCCAGAAACAGGGAATTCATCCAACTGAATCGCCCTTGCTTGAGCATTTGCAAGCGAGTTCTCTACAATATCCAGCTTATCCTGAAAATCGCTTAAAACGCCGTTTAATTGGCTTTGCAATTGGATTATGTCTTCTGCGGAAGCAGTTTGATTTTGTAACTGAGAGCGAATGTTTTCCACTTCATCCGACAATGCAGAGACTTGAACTGCTTGAGCTGCTGCTGCTGATGCGATTTCCTCGATTGATGCAGTGTAATTTGGCAGAGTTTGAGTAATATCCTTAAAGATATTTTCAAAATATTTCACCATTTCGTGATCGTTATCAACTAGCTTTGAAAGCTTGTTTCTTGCCACGTATTTTGTGTACAAGCTGATATCAGGCATTTAGCGCCTCAATCTCTAAATCTAATCGAGCAAACGCAATCGGATTGGAGTTCGCCGATCTAAAACGAATCCCTCTATATTGACGCGACACACCGCAACGCCGCCAGACAATACGTTTTTGATATTCACCTTGTTTTCCTGCCGCGTGAAGTTTTTCGTCTGACCAAGTTACACCGTCTTTTGTATATGATGCGAAAATCTGTGGGTCTTTTCCTAGCTGTCCTTTTCCCGGAAGTCCGGTTAGTTCCATTGAGTGAACAATGAAACCTTTCGTCTCGTTGAACAAAAGCTGCGTGTCAAATCGCCAGCCAACATCCTCGCCGTACTGAGTAGCTATTCCAAAATTCCAATCTCCAATTCTTCCATCGCGAGCATCGCCAAATAGCCATTTTTCGTAACACCAAACGGCATTTTGTCCACGAAACGGCATGGACGCATCTACTTGAGAACTGAGGAAAAACCACACAGGCTGCTGAGTTGCCTCTGATGCTGCTTTATCCCATACAATCGTATGATCTGGCAGATAGATCACCATAAATTCATGGGAATAAATCTGTATAACGTCCAGATTGGTAGAATCATTCAACTGCTGCTCAGTATATTTTGCGAGAATAATATCAATCTCACGGGTAGAAACTTTTACAGATTGTGCGCCCTCAATGTAATAGACAGCAGGAGGCTCATTCCTTCCGCTACCAACAAAAATAACACCGTCGCCGATGTATTCTTTTGAGCGCGGCCCTACGCAGCCAACTTGAACGACAGCGCCATTTACACGCTGGAATGCAAAATTATTACCGCCAACGTTCTGAAATATCTCAGTCGTGTATCGGTTGATTGCGTACAGTTCATTGCGTAGCTTAGCCACAGCCCGAATAGGGTCAGGGTCAGCCTCAGAGGAGCCGTATTTAGTCGTGACAAACGACATAGGGTCATTTAACTCAGACTGAATAAGAAACTCACCATCTGTATAAATCCAATAACCATCTATCCAAACAGAATCGAACACAATACCAAGATCAGGATCAGTAATTTTTCTCAGCCCTTTTACAGGGTTGTAAAGGTATGCTGCCTCATACGTGCAGATGCCAAGGTCATCAAACGAGTAAACCATTGTGCATTGGCGGTATCCGTCAATAGTCCCAAGATTGGTATATGTCCCGTCCCTTGAGACTTTAATCAATGAATTACCTGAGACTCGATAGAGTTCATTATTCCAGTTGATGCCACCCCTGTCTATTCCGGCTCCTTGACAAAACAATTCAAGCCCAGGAGCAGTGCGCAAATACCCATCACTGATGCCTGTTTTTTTAGGAACTGGCATCATGTTTGTGGGGAATGACGTACGATAATCTGCGATATTGCTGGAATATACGCCGTTCAAAATCGGTATTTGCATTTTATTGAAAACACTATTGACATGGTTTATGTAATAGTATTCTATAATTGAATCAAGTGCCAGTTTTAATCATTTCAAAACCCATATTACGGAGGTAGCATGTATTCTGTTGGGTGGTCTCGCATCACTGGAGACGGTGGCATTGTCATTACAATTACTAAATTATCTAAACCATAAGCGAGAAAAACATGTCAACAAACATCCGTGATTTAACCCTTGTTTCT